GCATTTTAGAAGAAGGCATCCTTGACAGACAGACAGACAGACAGACAGACAGACAGACAGACAGACAGACAGACGCGGCGCACCATACTCCTACTTCTATGATAAACTTACTGGAACTGGCAAGTACCAGAAGCCTAACGGAAATGTCGCGGGGGGGCTGATAACAAGTTTAGAAAACTCGCAGGAATTGGCGAATATACTCGAAGATCGAAGGGCGAACAGAAAGGGCGGTCAGAATCAACGACTGGCAAAAATGCTGGGAATGTTGACGAAAGATCAAACGATTCAGGCGAATATCCCTAAAAGCGATAGATCGCAATTTGCACAGACAAAATGGAAGTTTATGCTTGAAGCACCATTTGAGATTTCAAACAGATGTTGCAATGTAATGAAAAAATCTCCGATGCACTCTTATACAAGAAAAGAACAGAGATATGGCATTACTGCGCAAATGGCAAGTGAGAGCAGATTAAGAACGCAGGCATGGATACAACATGGGTGTAACGGATTTAACATGACAAATCCATTAAGCAATCCTATGTCGTTCTGGTTTGAACAGGATGTACTTCTGTACATTAAATTGAACCACCTGACAATTTGTTCTGTGTACGGAGATATTGTAAACGATGATGGTACACCTTATTCCCCAAACGAAGAACATGCGAACCTCGGCGTATTTGAACTTGAAAGACCGTGTTTAAAAACCACAGGATGTTCAAGGACTGGTTGTGTTTTCTGCGGTTTTGGTTGTCACCTTGAAAAATCAGGAGAAGGACGGTTTTTAAGATTGAAAGAAACACATCCGAATTTGTACAAGTATCTGTTTAAGCCGTGGGATGAAGGTGGTTTAGGATATAAAGAAATTATAGACTGGTTAAATGAACATGGCAATTTGAATATAGAGTATTAGATATGGGATTGTTTAAAAAATATATAGAGAAAAGAATTGATAAAGAGAAAGAAGAAATGATCGTTGCTTTTCGGAAAAATCCTATGCGATTTACGGAAGGTTATTATGGTGTGAGATACACACCGGCGCAAAAATTGTTTGGATATTGTTCAACGCAGCTATCTGCTTTTCTATGCGGCGTTAATGAAAAATATAGAGGTGGATATGGGAAATATTAAAGATTACATTCTTGAAGCAGCAAAGATTCTAACAGATCACGCAGACGAGATTCAGGATGATTTCAATAATAATAAAATTTCAAGTGTTGATATTACAATGTTTATCCATGCAGAAGATGAATACCCAACTTTAGACATTCAGAAAAGTTATATACCTATAAATTGATTAAGCATAATTTATAGATACATACAAATAAACACTTGCAATCTTATTGGAAAAGTGGTATAGTATATACCGTGAAGCGATACTTGTATAATCATTGAAAGGGGAAATCAAATGGTATTTTGTCCTATGTGTAATGGTTTGATGGGGCATGTTCGCAGATTTAATCTTAGCGGCAGTTATGAACTGTTCACTTGCGAATCGTGTTATTACGAAACAGTCCCTAAAAAAATTTCGCCTAATAAGTATATACAAAGTAATGCGAAAAGCACGAAAAAGAGAAAGGGGTTGAAGAAGACGGATGTACGCAGGTTACATAACAACAATAAAAGAATTACATAAGCACTCAAATGCCGATAGGCTTATGTGTACTACGATTTTCACAAACAATGTGATTGTCGATTTGAGTTACAAAGTCGGGCAGAGAGTTGTTTACTTTCCTGTTGATGGGCAACTTAGCGAGGAATATGCAACTGACAACAATCTGGTGAAGAAATATGTTCCGGTGTCAGAACTTAGTGACATTGATATTTCTACAAAGCAGGTATGCCAGAAAGACGGAATTGACGTTGTGAATGTCGGCGGTTACATGGATGCCGAAAAGAGAAATATCACAGCGTTAAAACTCCGTGGCGAGAAGTCCGATGGGTTGGTAATGCCGATTGAGTCTCTTTCAAAGTATACGGATATTTCCACTTTGAAAGATGGCGACATGATTACCGAGTTGAACGGGCATGAGATTTGCCGAAAATATATTCCGAAAAGACAGAGAAGCACAAATACAAACGGTAAGACTGACGGTAAAAAGAATAAGAAGGAACTTCGGTTTACTGTGTCTTATCCGTATTTTGCGGAACATATTGATACACAGCAGCTTGCCTATAATCAGGGTGCATTTAAACCAGGGGACACATGTTACATCACGCTAAAGATGCATGGCACATCCGGGAGAACGGCAAATACAATCCAGAACACGAAAAAGAAAAGAAACCCGATCTTAAAGAAAATCTTTCATCTGCGCGATAAAGACATTCGGAAGTTTGAACTTGTCAGCGGCACAAGGCGAACGACTTTAAGAAGTTACGATGGCGGGTTTTACGGGAACAATTCTTTCCGTGAAAAGTGGCATGAATTTTTTAAAGATAAGCTACCAAAGGGGATTGAAGTTTTTTATGAGATTGTTGGATATACCGATGGTAATAACACGATCATGGGTAGATGCTCCAACAGACTTGTAAAAGATAAAGCGTTCCAGAAACAGTACGGCGATGAAACTGTTTTCTCCTATGGTTGTGATGTTGGCGAGAATGATATTTTCATCTACCGCATGACAATGACAAACGAAGATGGTTATACGGTCGAGGTTCCGTGGGAACAGGTGCAGGTTATTGCAGACAAGATGGGATGCAAGTGCGTTCCGCAATTTGATAAGTTCATTTTTACAACATGGGATGATCTGATGCAGAGAGTTGAAAAATTCTATGACGGTGCAGACCCGATTGGAAAGACTCATATCAGAGAAGGTGTTGTTGTAAGAATTGATAACAGAGAAAAGTTTACTGCATATAAGCACAAAAACTTCAGTTTCAAAGTTCTTGAAGGGTTGATAAAAGATACTTCTGATGCACCGGATATGGAAGAAGCAGAAGAACTGATTGGAGTTGATGCCGATGAATAAACCGGAATTTGTTATGTTGGTCGGTTTGCCTGGTTCTGGTAAGTCTACATACGCTCAAACACTTACCGGAACACACAATATTCATTCGTCAGATTCAATTCGTAAAGAGTTATTTGGCGATGAAAACGAAAACTCGAAAGAGTGCAATGAAAAGGTTTTTAACACATTGCACGAAAGAGTCAAACAGAATCTTTGTGATGGCAAAAATGTTGTGTACGACGCAACAAATTTGAATCGCAAAAGAAGGATTGCATTTCTAAAAGAAATTAAGAATATCAACTGCACAAAGAAATGTGTAATGGTCGCTACTCCATTCTTCTTGTGTCAAGTGAATAATAAGACAAGGTATCGAGTTGTTCCGCAGTATGTAATGGATAGAATGTATAGATCTTTTCAGCCGCCTTATTACAATGAAGGATGGGATGAATTAGATATTATTATATCTGAAAAAGAAGTGTGGTTTAGAGATTATAAAATTGATGTTTTGTATAACAGAGCGAGTGGAATTATTCGCTTTAACCAGAATAATAAACATCACAATTTAACACTTGGCGCTCATTCGCTGAATGTTGCATCCGCATTGATGAAAAAAACTGGAAAAGAATCAATGTTTTATGCCGGGTTGTTACATGATGTTGGCAAAATTTGTACGCAGTCAGTCTTAAACAAAGACGGTAAATGCGATGGAGATTGCCATTATTATAACCATAGCAATGTCAGTGCATACGAATCGCTTTTTTACATACTTAATGACTATAAACCAGAAGATGGCGAAGATATTGTAAATACCGCACTTTATGTTGCATCTTTGATTTATTTTCATATGCACCCATTTAATAAACAGTGGAATGACACAGATAGCAAAATAAAAAGGTTAAAAGCGCAGCTTGGCGAAAATTTATATAACGACATTATGATGCTTCACGAGGAAGATAAGTTGGCTAACTAAAGGAGTTTATATGTTTTTTCATCACAGTACCACACCGAATAATGACATGTTTCAATACATGTATACAATGTGTCGTGGTCATCCCGAATGTAAAGATTGCGCATTTGATAAAGGGAAAGTAGTTCAAGATGAAGGCGCACAAAACAAATACGTTTGTATATCAAGCGCATATAGGTATTTCAATGAACAAAGAACAGGAAAAGAAACTGACGAACGCGATAAGAACACAAATGAAGCAACTTAGAAATTCTTCTATTGCTGGTGGTATGAGAACTTCGCTTGCTGTTGTCTATGACATTATTCAGAAGGATATTTCAGATGCGGAGAAGATAGATCAAATTCGCTCATTTTGTGAGACTGGCTTAGGAAAGAAATGACAAGAAAGCAGGAATTATTTAATTTATATACGCAAAATAAAAGTAAGATGGGAGATAAAAAGTTTGGCATTGAATTAAAGATCCATATGCCAGACGATGAAATAGAAACCATCTATAATCCCAATGCGCACAACAAAATGAAGTATATCAATTCTGTTTATAATGATAATCTTGTCCACCAGAATAGCGAACAGATATACATTGTTGGCGCAAAGTTTGTAGTGTAATAGGTGAAATATGGCAGAAAAGAAGAAAGGAATCTTTGCAACGCTTAGTGCGATTGACACAAAAGATAAGGTAAAAGAGAAGAATGGATTAAAATACCTGCCGTGGTCTGCGGCAATTAAACTTGTGAAGGATATTTACCCTGATACACATATTAATGTTGTTCCGCAGATTGTCGATGCCGAAACTGGAAATACAAGACCTTGGCATGACGACGGAAAGACTGGATGGGTAGAAGTTGAAGTTACAATCAATTGTGATGAAGAAGGAAATGAAGAAACGTGTTACGCAAAGGAAATGCTTGCAATCATGGATTTTAAAAACAAAGCAATTCCGGCAGAGAACATTACTTCAGTTGATGCAAATAAGAGTATTAAGCGTTGCATGGTGAAGGCATTTGCTATTGCCACCGGTTTAGGCGTGCATATTTACTCTGGTGAAGAACTTCCGGATGAAGTCGCAAATGTGATTAAACTTCAAAATGAGTGTATGGCACTTATTAAAAAGAAGTGTGCGCTGTCACCTGCCGCTACAGAAAAGGTTAGCGAAATTTGCAAATCTGTTGACGAAGAAGCAAATGGTGATCCGCGACTTATCGAAGATGTTGATACTCTAACAGATTTAAAGAAACGCTTAATGGCAGTAAGAAAGTAAAGAAAGGAAAACAAAATGGGTTTTAGACAAGGAGCCTTTGCGCGAGTATTCAGTGTTGAAAATAAAGGTAAATATTCGCAAGGCAGAATTTCAATCAGTAGGAAAAATAAAGAAACCAACGTATATGAAACAGAATTCCAGGATGGATATGTTCGCTTCGTTGGCGAGGCACATCAGAACATCATCACAGCAGGACTTCCAACACCAGCAGAGTACAACAAGGATGTTCACAAAGGTATCACAATTAAGATCAATTCCTGCGACGTGACGAACTTCTTCATGGGACAGGATGGCAAAGCATCATACACACCTCATTATACAATTTTCGGGTTTGAATTCCCCGACGCTGCGCCGAAGAGCGCAAATACACAGGATAATAATGCCACTTCCGCTACAGGCGGTCAGGGAGTAAACGAATTTATGAATATCCCTGATGGCATTGACGAAGAACTGCCTTTTAACTAATTTTTTGCATGTCGTTAAGTGGCTATTATAGCCACTTAGCGTGTCAATAAAATGGGTATTTCATTGATATGAGGTGTGTAAATGGATACTAAAGACAACATCATAACATTTGAGAATCTTTTGACAAGTGTAAAACGAGATGGAATTGATAAACTTCTCGAATTTATCCGTAAGTCAGATTTTTATACCGCTCCGGCAAGTACAAGGTTTCATCTTGCAGAAGAAGGTGGTTTGCTTCAACACAGCCTTGACGTTTACTATTGTCTGAAAGATAAGTTAAAGAATCCTACGTGGGATAAAACGCTTCAATATGTCGATGATGATTCAATTATTATTGTTTCACTTCTACATGATATTTGCAAAACATACACGTATGGGAAAGGAACTAAAAACCAGAAAACATACGATCCCGAAAAGGTGGCAAGAGCAGATTTCAAATCCAGAAAGAAAGATTCTCAGGGAGAATATATTTGGGAAACTGTGCAATGCTACACACATGATAACAAGTATCCAATAGGTCACGGAAGTAAGAGCGTTATTTTCTTAATGAAATATATTTCGCTTTCCATGGAGGAAATCGCTGCTATCATGTGGCATATGGGTTCATATTGTGATAGCGCACAATGGAATGAACTTGGACAGGCGTATGAAAAATATCCGCTTGCGCTTGCGCTCCACCAAGCAGATATGGAGGCAACTCATATCTTAGAGGTTAGTAACAATGGCTGAAAAGATGCGCATTAAAAAGTGCCAATATGGGAAACATTGTAAACATGGTGGCATAATAAATCTTGACGAAGATGAATGCTGTGTTAGCGGCAAGGACAACAATAGATACTATCATCCAGACTGTAAAAAAGAAAAAGATGTTATGCTTGAAATCATTGATTTCTGGTATAAAAACGTAGACGAAAATCCTATCTTTAATCAGTTGAGAAGGACGATTGATCGACTTGTTTATTCGGATGGATATGACGCAGAGTATGTTTTGTTCGCATTAAAAGCAAAATACAAATATTTACAACATCCACCTGGTTTAGTCTATGCGGTTAAAGACAGTAAAGTTTCCCGTGAGTGGGATATAGCACATAAAAGCGTGCAGGCAGCTGTTGTTAAACCAGAGATAAAAGCGGATACCGTTTTTAGTTATGCTACTCAGAAAAAAAGTAAATTTAGTGATATTTTTGGAGATTAAAAATGAATGGATATAGCTGAACTGTCCGATATTCAAGCAGAATCCGGCGTTATAGGAACATTGATTTTTCATCCAGAGTATGCACTAAGTTCAGACCTTTTTCTAAAGGCAGGACATTTCTATAATATTGAAAATGGGTGTGTCTATTGGGCGATTCTTGAACTTGTAAACGAAGGAATATCAAACATAGATGCACTCAATTTGTCTAATAAGTTAAATTCAAACAAAGCCGTTAAGAATACGATAGAGAGATATAACCTTCCTGCGGTTCAGGAGTTTATAGAGTTATACAAAGAACTTGCAAGACATTCGATTGAAGAATATATGATGCTTGCAAAAACGATTACGGCTTTTGCTTTTAAACGAAAGTTGTATAAATCCTTAAATATCCTTTGCGGTAAATGTTTTGATAAGACACTTTCTTTAGATGAACTTAATGGTGAAGTTTACAAAGAATTAGACGATGTTACTGCTTCATTTGTTTGCAGTTCAGATGAAAAACTATTAGGAGATGAACTTGACGAAATATGGGAAGAAATAGAGGGTGGAAGGACTGGTAACGGTTTGTATGGTATCCCATCAAAATACCCATCTTTAAACAGATACTTTTCATATGAAGCCGGGGAATTGGTTGTTGTACAGGCGAAATACAAAGAAGGTAAATCTGCATTCCTCATGAATGAAGTTGTTCATAAGATGATGAACGGCGTTCCTGTACTTATAGTTGATCGTGAAATGCGAACAAGGTTATATGTCGAACGACTTTTATCTCACCTGACTGGCATAGAAGTTAAGCGAATAAAAAGCGGCGACTATAGTGAAGAAGAAGGAAAAAAGATAGAGAGTGCAAAACAATGGATTAAGCAGCAAAAAATGAAGCACATTTATAAACCGGAACTTACAAACAATGAGTTATACACTATATGTAAATTCTGGATAAATAAGATCGGGGCAAAGTTCATTGTATTTGACTATCTAAAAAGTAATGAATCGGATACCGGTGTAAACTACAATGTGCTTGGTAAACAGTGTGATTTTCTCAAAAACAAGATTGCCGGAGAATTAAAAGTTGCTGTCCTTGCGGCGTGCCAGTTGAACAGGTATGGTGAAGTTGCGGATAGCATAAAGATAAATCAATACCTGTCTGTGGCTATTAAATACGGTCACAAGACGAGAGAACAAATAGCAAAAGACGGTGCTGAGTGTGGCAATGTTTATGCAAAAGTTTATGTAAACAGACTTGGCGAACATGCCGACGAAGACGATGAAAACGATTATGTTGATTTGTATTTCGATGGTTCAAGAATGACAATATCAGAATGTAGACAGCATATTACAGAAAATGTATTTTAGGGGTTCGGCATGACGTATGAATATGATGACGAAACATTGCGGAAAATAAATGACAGTGTTGATCTTCTTAAATATGTCAGTCAGTCTATAGAAATGGTAAAGAGCGGCAAAGAATATTTTGGTCACTGTCCGTTACATATAGATAAAACCCCTTCATTTTCTATAACGCCAGAAAAGAATTTGTATTATTGTTTTTCATGCGGCAGATCGGGCGGCATTATAAAATTCCTAATGGAATATGAAAACATGTCATTTGCAGATGCTGTCAAAAAAGCAGCCAAAATTGCAGATATTGATTTGTCGAAAATGTGCCGATCAGAAACAATAACATTCCTGCGAAGATGTAAAACGTCTGCGATTAAGAAAAAGAAACAAGAACACGAAATATTAAACAGTAATGAACTTTGTAAATATAAATCTGGCGAAATAACAGAATGGATACAAGAAGGGATAAGTCAGGATGCTTTAAATCTATTTGATGTACGAATAGACGAACGAGCAAACAGAATCGTTTATCCGGTTTATGATACAGACGGACAACTGATAAATATAAAAGGCAGAACGAGATTTAAGAACTTCAAAGAATTGCGTATCCCGAAATACATAAACTATTATCCTGTTGGCACGATGGATTATTTACAAGGTTTGAATATAACACTTCCTTATATAAAGCAGGCAAATGAAGTCATTTTGTTTGAATCTGTGAAGTCTGTTATGAAAGCATACGGCTGGGGGTATAAAAATTGCGCGTCAGTTGAAAAGCATACTCTCACAGACGAACAGATAAAGTTGATTGTAAGTCTGCGAGTTGATGTTGTACTTGCGTTTGATACAGACGTTAGTTACCAGGAACGCAATTTGCGAGATTGTATTAACATACTCAAAAGGATAACCAACGTATATATTATCAGAGACAGAATGAAATTGCTTGGCGGTAAGGAAACAAAGAATTCTCCCGTTGATTTGACGCAGGAGATATGGGAAATGCTTTATAAAAACAAACAAAAAATTATATAAGTATGAGCGATTATAAAGACAAAATTGATAGCATGGTCTGGTCGCATTCAAGGATAACGAGTTATACGCAGTGTCCGTATAGTTTCTATTTAAGATATATTATTGACGATGATGACCAGTATCTATCAGAAGGGAATTACTATGCGGAAGTAGGAATATTTGTTCATTCCATTTTGGAAATGATATATAATGGCGAACTTAAATACGAAGATGCTTTAAATTATTTCATAGATAATTTTGACGATAATGTTTTTTATGAAACACGTCAAAGTGTTATGGATAAAACATATGAAGCGTGCGCAGATTATTTTGCGGAAGTTGATCTTGATTTAACTGAAAGGGCAGACATTCTTGGAGTTGAACTTAAAATAGATACTTCGATTGGTGAATATAAATTTACAGGATATATTGATTTATTGCTGAGAGATAAAGAATCTGGCGACATATATATAGTTGACCACAAAAGCAGTTCTTATCCGTTTAAGCAGGATGGTAAATCTGTAAAGAAAAAAGATCAAAGTAGTTTTCTAAAGTATAAACATCAGATGTATTTGTACTGTAAATACGTCTTTGAGGTTTATGGTAAATATCCGAAATGGATTGTTTGGAACCATTTTAAAGATGGTAAGTTTGCGAAGATACCATTTAATAAAGTTGAATATGACGAAGCATTAGAATGGTATAAAAATCAGATTCACACAATCGAATGTGATAACGACTTCGAATCGAACCGTGAATTCTTTTACTGCACGCAATTATGTAACTTTAGAGCAAGTTGCGAATACAATACGGAGTAATATATGTCAATGTATATCCCATTCCACATGCATTCAATGTTGAGCAATGGAACGACAAACATTGATAGCATTACAGATTTCCATGATTACATAAAAGCCGCAAAAGAGTGCGGGATGCCTGCGCTTGGCATAAGCGAACATGGATCATTATTTCATTGGGTAAAGAAAAAAGAAGAAATAGAAGCTGCCGGATTAAAATATCTGCACTGTATTGAAGCATATATCACAGAAGATACAGATGATACTTGTAAAACTTATGAAGCAAAGGGGATAATGCCAGATATTCCGGTTGTTAAGTTTGACAAATATGAAATAAGTGGCGATGGTAAATATCTTGCACATGTAAAAAGGTGTGATTATTCAATATTACAATCAAAAGAAACAACAAGTGAATATGTTGATATTTGGATTGATGAAGAAACGATAAAAACATTTTATATCAAACAAAGAGATAATTACCACTGTGTTTTAATTGCCAGGAATTACGATGGCGTAAAAGAAATCAATAAACTTGTTTCAAAATCTTTTAACAGAAACGATTATCATTTCTATTATATGCCACGTATCTCGGTAGATGAATTATGTAACACAAGTGATAATGTAATAATCACAACCGCATGTTTGGGCGGGATACTTCACAAAGGAACTAATACCGCAAAGGATAGATTTCTTGCATTTATAGCGGCGAATAAACATAGATGTTTTCTTGAAATACAACATCATAACGTGCCGGAACAGATCGAATATAACAGATATTTATACGATGTTAGCAAGGCAACCGGTGTTCCGTTAATTGTTGGGACTGACACACATGCACTAAATGATCTACACATGGAAGGGCGGTCAATTCTCCAGAAATCAAAAGGCGTATTCTTTGCCGATGAAGAATTATGGGATTTGACATTTAAAACACCAGATGAATTATTAAGTGCATACAGAAAACAAAATTCTCTGCCGATTGATGTTGTTGAACAAGCTATGAATAATACGCTTTTAATGGCGTCCATGGTTGAAGAATTTAAACTTGATTATTCCGCTAAATATCCGAAATTATATCCTGATTCTGAAAGCGTTTTTAAGAAGAAAATCAATGAAGGAATTATTCGCCGTAAGGTAACAAAACTACCAAACTATAAAGAGTATGTTGATCGTGTTCATTATGAATACGATACATATAAACATAATAACGCTATTGATTTTATGTTGCTTGAAGAAGATTACAAATCTGAAATGCGGAAACGCGGAGTAAGATTTGGATATAGCCGTGGTTCTGTTTCTGGCAGTATCATCGCTTATCTTCTTGGTATCACAGAAATTGATAGTATCAGGTTTAATCTAAACTTTGAACGCTTTATGAACACAGAGCGTGTCAGTCTTGCAGATGTAGATACAGACTGGTACTCAGAGGATAGAAAAACCGTTAAAGATTATCTTTACCAGAAACAAGGGTTGTATTGTTGCGATATTGTTACATTCAATACGATTGCGCTAAAAGGTGCAATCAAAGATGTAATTCGTGGACTTCATAGAATCAATGTTGAAAGACTTGATATGCCAGAAGATTTAAAACGGCGTATCAAAGAATTTGAAAAGGCAAGCAAAGAGCAGAACGGTTCTGGCTATACTGTTGAAATGCCTACTGAGTTAAAAAAGGAATTTCGCGCCTGTTATATCAAAGGCGCTGTTTTTAAAGAAGTTCCTTATGATTACATTGAATTTTCTGATGAAGTAATTTCGTTGGCAGAAACAGATGAAGAAGCGGCAAGAGAGAAATATCCGAGAATATTTAAATATGTTGATCTTGTAAATGGCGTAGTTGTTTCTGTAGGCAATCATCCTGCCGGGTGCGTTGTTTCTCCGTTTCCTGTGGATGAATGGTTTGGAACATTCACAACGGCAACAAATGAATATCCGATTTCGTTGTTAAACATGAAAGAGATTGATTCTCTTAACTTCGTGAAATTGGACATTCTTGGATTGGACAATATCGGATTGATATACAAAACATGTGATCTTGCTGGTATACCATTTGCAACGCCAGATAATATTCCAGAAGATGATGAAGCTGTCTGGCAAAGCATTAAAAATAACACGACAATGATTTTCCAATGGGAATCACAAAGCGCAACAGCATATCTGCGTCAGCTTTTCAGTGATGAAACCATAGCGAAAATCAGAAAAGAAAATCCTAATGCTTCATATATGGATTTGTTGTCAATCGGAAATGGCGCAATCAGACCTGCGGGAGAATCATACAGAGATAAACTTGCAAACGGCGAATATGCGGCATACGGTAACAAAGCGTTAGACGATTTCTTAAAATCAACATTAGGTTGGCTTGTATATCAGGAACAGATTATAGAATTTCTTCATTCGTTCTGTGGTTACACAATGGGCGAAGCCGATATAGTCCGGCGAGGATTTGCAAAAAAGACAGGCACAGAGAAGTTTATTCCGAAAATCAAAGAAGGGTTCGGGAAAACAATGTTAGAAAAATTCAATGTGCCAAAAGAAGAATCAGACAAGATTATTGTAAACTTCATTCAGGTTATCGAAGATGCAAGTTCTTATCTGTTTTCAAAAAACCACGCAGATCCTTATTCATGGATTGGATATATCTGCGGTTATCTCAGATACTACTATCCATTAGAATTTATAACATCTGCGCTGAACATCTTTAAAGATAAAGAAGATAAATCTCTGGCTATTATTGATTATGCAAAAAGCGTCGGGATCAAAATTTCTTCTATCAAGTTTAGACATTCAATTGCGGACTATAACTTTAACAGAGAAACGAATGAGATATACAAAGGGTTAGCATCAATCAAGTATATGAATTCGCAGATAGCAGATGAAATGTATGCGCTGCGGAATAACAGTTATAAGACATTTATCAATCTGTTATGTGACTTAAAAGAAAAAACGTCACTGAATTCAAGACAAATAAAAATCCTGATCGAATTAGATTTCTTTGAGGAATTTGGCGAATGCAATTATCTATTGTGCCTATACGAATTGTTTGAAAAATTCTATGGGAAAAAGCAAATTAAAAAAGATATATTAGACAGATACAAAATCAGTCATGATATTGCAAGACAGTTTGCCGGAAAAGAATCTGAAAAGATGTTTACCGGAATGAACATGATGTTAATGCTTTCATGTGTCGCACAAAGACTTAGATGCCAGAAGCGAACGCTTGGCGAAAAGATTCAAGCGCAGGTTAATCATCTTGGTTATGTAGATGTAACCGGTGATGAATACAGTGGTATGGCGTGCGCATTAAGTATTGACAGCAAGTATGCGCCAAGGTTGAAAATGTACTCTTTAAAGAACGGAAATACGCTTGAATGTAAAATAAGCAAACGTGACTTTAACAAAAATAAGATAGTTACCGGAGATATTGTAAGAATCACACGAACGGAATACAGACCAAAGGTTAAGAAAAATTCCGATGGTGCTTTTGAAGAAATCCCTGGTACAAGAGAACTGTGGATTATTGGTTATAAAGTCATGCAAAACATTTAAGCTAATACGTAGTATCAAATAAACATGATAAATATGTAGGAGATAATATATGATTCTCGTCATTGTTGGTGAAAGTGCTGGAGGTAAGTCAAGTGTTGCCGATTACATTTCGGAAACATACGGACTTGAAAAAATCGTTACATATACGACAAGACCTCAAAGAGTCTATGAAAGAAATGGAAAGGATTATCATTTTATTACAGAAGAAAAATATGAGCAGTTAAGCGAGAAAGGGTTCTTTGCGGAAACTGCAACATATAACAACTGGCACTATGCAAGTGCTGTTGATAGTTACAAAGGTGATAAAATCGTCGTACTTACTCCTAAAGGATTGCGACAAATTAGGAGTAAAAAAATTCCAGGGATTTTCTCTGTTTACATAAATGTTCCTCGCAAAGATCGAATGATTAAGTGTTTAGAAAGGGGTGATAGCATTGAAGAAGCGTACAGACGGAATTTAAGTGATGTTGGACAATTTGACGGAATTGAACTTGAAGTTGATCTTGTTATTGACAATCCGGAATACAAAAGAAGCATAAGAAATATTTCTGAAACTATTATGGGGTATGCACATTGAAAACAAAGAAGATATACACATGCGGAAAAATGAGTGGCATTCCTTATGAAAAACAAATGGGATGGAGAGAAAGCATCGAATATGAATTAGTAAGATGCGGAGGTCGTGATAATTTCGAGTTTATTCACCCGCCGAGATTCTACAATTACGAACAGAATCAACATCAGAGTGAGAGAGAAATCCTTGAATGGGAAATGGCACAGGTTCACGATAGCGATATTGTTGTTGTCAATCTTAACCAGATAGATACAACGATTGGTTCACACATGGAACTTGGCGCGGTTCAAGCAATTAACATGTTTGGCGATAAGCATATCTTCGTAATTGGTATTGGGAAAGCTGAAAATCTGCATCCGTGGATTAAAGAAGTATGTATGAGGATTGAAGAAAACGAGGGTGATGCTGCGTTATACATCAAAGATTATTTATTGTATTAAGAGGATTTTCTATGGATGTGATTTTATATAGTACAAACTGCCCGAAATGTAAGGTTCTCGAAAAGAAACTTGATAGCGTTGGAGTTGATTACAGAGTTGTAACTGATGTTGATGTTATGGAGAAAAAAGGTTTTTCTTCTGCGCCAATGCTTGAAGTTGATGGTGAAGTGATGGAATTTGGGAAAGCGATTAAATGGATTTCTGCTATACAAAAGCAGCAGAAACAACAATCATTCCAAGGAACGATGTGTTGTTAAACGGAAATCCAGTTGATAGGAAGGCAGTTGAATGGTAAACACGGAGTAATTGTAAATGAAAATTGACATAAAGTTAATGAAGAATTTTGTTTCGCAATATAACAAATTGCAGACAGAATTCGGTACATGTATTGCGGGATTGAATGGATTTGATGATGGTCAGCTTAGTTACACTGATTTCATTGATAATTTCATAGATAAAACCGTTGTTGCAGATGCAAGCGTTGATGGCAATTCAAATGTTAGTCATAAGGATATTGTAACTCTCGAAAGAGAAATGCCTAAACCACATGCGAAGCTACTTGCATTTAACAAGATTTATTACGAACTTACTAAGAAATTTGGTTTTAAAGTTGCTAACGAATGGTTGCGAATGGAATGGATGGGACTGCTATACATGCATGATGCTCCATCTTGCACATTCAGAAGTTATTGCTTTGCGTATGATCTAAAGGATTTAGCCGAAAAGGGGTTGTACTTTATCGAAGGGCAGAATCCAGAACCGGCAAAGCATTTAACAACGTTTGTTGATTTTGTGAAAGAGTTTGTAAGTTTTGCGTGTAATCGAACAAGCGGTGCGGTGGGCTTGCCGAACATAATTCCTTATATGTTCTACTTCTGGAAAAAAGATGTTGATAAGGATTATCTCGGAATTAGAACATCACATAATGAAGAATATTATGCAAAACAAAACTTTCAGAGATTTATTTATGCGGTATCGTAGATTTGCCGTAAAATATCTTTTCCGTTTATCAGCGGGGTACTCAAAAGAGTGCTAACGAGGAAGGCTTATAGAAGTAGGGTGTCTATATGTTAATCTCGTGGGAAAATTTTCGTAAAGTATAAAAAATTAGAATATGAAAAAGGATATATATGTAATCAGGAATACAGTCAATAACAAGTGTTATGTCGGGCAAAGCGTTGACTATAAACTTAGATTTAGAAAACATTGCGAAGAAGCAAGAAGAAATAATTATACATACAAAAGTTATCTATATAATGCAATGAATGAACTTGGAATAGATAATTTTTATGTTGAATTATTAGAAAGCCAAGTTGAGGATTATAACGAGAGAGAAATTTACTATATAAATAAATTTAATTCATTAAGACCGAATGGATATAACTTGGCGAGAGGCGGTGAATGGTATCCAAATCTTGCTGGGACAGAACACCATAATGCAAGAATAACATCTGACGATGTGTTAATGTCGATCATAGATGAATTAAAAAATTCAAGTTATTCTCTAACAGAAATAGGAAAACATCACGGTGTAAGCTACAGTGTTATCCATGATATAAACAACGGCGTAACATATATACAAGATGGAATTTCGTATCCTATAAGAGAATTCACGTTATCAAAAGAAAAATTCGATAGGCTTGTATTTGATCTTAAATATTCGACAATGCAATATAGCAAATTAGGATTCTTGTATAATTTGTCAACCAATCAAGTAAAAGCTATAAACGCTGGAAGAAGCTGGCATAAAGAGTATATACAATATCCAATACGTCAAGTTGTGTTTAGAGGCACTGATAATAAATATTCTAATATTCAAAGAGATTTATTATCAACTAATAAAACATTCGAAGAACTTGCTAAAAAATATTCGTGTTCAGAGAGCACAATTAGGCGAATAAATACTGGCGAGACGGCGAAAAATAATAATTTTAAATATCCGCTTAAAAGAGTAGGAATGCTTTCATCAATGGATATTTACAAAATTCATAAATTATTATTAAGCAGCACAATGTCAATAAATGAGATAGCAAGGAAATATCGCGTGTCTGAGCCTACAATAAAACGAATAAACTCTGGCAAGACAAAAAAATATATGGACGAAAAATTTACATATCCTTTACGAAAATAAACCTGTATCGACTATCCACGTATAGTGGAGTACGAATTGCTATTGATACGCATTTGGAAATGGATATTTGCATATTGATGAATATGTATAAAAAATAGTCAGGCTTAATAAAAATCATAATATTAAGGAACAAACGAAATCAACCCTATGTAAGAGACGGATCGCAGAGTGCTTTCACGAACACTTCTGTATTCGACCATAAATATTTTGAAGCATTATTTGGCGGTTCTGTTTTCCCCGATGAATCGTTTATGATTGATTACGAAGAAGATATTATTCAGTTCCAGAAATGGTACATGGAAGTAATGTCTGAAATCAGAAGCACAAACATGTTCACGTTTCCTGTCTCAACAATTTCTCTATTAAGGCAGAACGGTAAATTTGTAGATGAAGATTTTACAACATGGGCTATTAAGCACAACATGAAATGGTCTGATTCTAATTTGTTTATTGATAGTTCTGTCAATAGCTTATCGAATTGTTGTAGGCTTAAATCGAATATTGAAGATTTGGGATATTTCAATTCCATCGGCGGGACTGCATTAAAGGTTGGCTCCGTAAAAGTCAACACAGTCAATCTCGCAAGAATCGCTTTAGATACAAAAACAGAAGAACAGTATTTAGAAGAATTAGAGCATAGAGTTTATATCTGCCTGTGCGCACTGGATTCAGTAAGACACATTATTAAACGTAATGTTGAAAAAGGTGTCCTTCCTAATTTCTCTTATGGGCTAATAGATTTTGAGCATCTTTACAATACTATAGGATTTATTGGCATATATGAAACCATGAAGAAATTCGGATACACCGAAAAGGATACGTTCGGCAATACATATTACACAGATAAAGCGTTTGCATTCGGCAAAAAGATTTTTGAAACCATGCGTAAAACCGCAGATGAATTTATCAGTGAATACGGTTGCGATTATCAGATCAATACTGAACAAATCCCTGGTGAAAGTGCGGCGGCAAAACTTATGCTGAAAGATAAATTCTTCTACCCTCGCGCATTGATATATGATTTGCCGCTTTATGGCAATCAGTTTATCCCGCTTGGAATTAAAACGACACTACAGGAACGCATAAGAATTGCAGCAGAATTCGATAGATACTGCAATGGCGGTTCTATCCTTCATGTCAACATTGATGCGCCGTTCGCAAACTACGATCAGGCACGAAAGATGGTTGATTATATTGCAGAACAAGGCGTTACCTACTTTGCGTTTAACACAAAGATTCAAGCGTGCGAAAACAATCATGCGTTCTACGGAGATATTTGTCCTGAATGCGGCGGTCTTGTCGATACTGAATATACAAGAATCGTTGGGTTCTACACAAAAGTTAAATCGTGGTCAACAGAGAGATCAAAGGAATACAAGATGCGCAAATGGGAATCAATAAATGGCGCAGAAGGGATTCACAATGATTGAAAATATTACGATTAAAGGAATTATTGACGAGGATTTTGTAAATTACAAAGTCCCGTCAATGGTTCTCGAATTTCCATACTGTACATTTAAGTGTGGTAAAAAATACTGCCAAAACGCAGATATTGTTACAGACAAAACAATCGAAGTAAGTATTAGGTCGCTTTGTGAACGATATATAAATAACGGTATTACAGAAGCTATTGTGTGTCAGGGTATGGAGCCAATGGACAGCTTTGATGAATTGATAGAATTTGTTTCTGTTATGCGGAATGAATTTAAAGTTGATGACGATATTGTTATTTATACCGGTTACTATCAAAGCGAATTAAAAAAGAAAAAATACTACGACATTTTAAAACAATTCCGAAACATTGTTGTTAAATTCGGAAGATACAAACCAAACCGTAAATCGCATTATGATTCAGTTCTTGGCGTAAATCTTGCGTCAGATAATCAATATGCAAGGAGAATAAGTTAATTGAAACAGATCGCAAAATTTGAAAAAGTATCATACGAACAGTTCAAAAAAGATTATTTAAATGTAGCAGATGTAAGCGAAGATAGGGTTAAAGAAATTTACGAAGGAATTAAACTGCCGAAGCGTGCGACAACTGGCAGTGCAGGATATGATTTCTTTGCACCGTTTTATATTGTTCTTCGTCCTGGTGAAACATTAAAATTCCCTACCGGAATTAGAGTAAAAATTGATGAAGGTTGGGTACTTAAACTTTATCCGAGAAGCGGTCTTGGTTTTAAATATAGGATGCAGCTTGATAACACAGTTGGCATTATTGACAGTGATTATTATTACAGTGACAACGAAGGACATATGTTCGCAAAAATCACCAATGATACACTGGAAGATAAAATGTTTACAGTTGATGTTGGTGACGCTTATATGCAAGGGGTGTTTGTTGAGTTTGGCATTACAAAAGATGATGATGCAAACGGTGTCAGGAATGGCGGTTTCGGAAGTACAAATAAGAAGTAAGCTATGAAGATAGGAATTATAGATGCAGACCTTCTCCGAAAAAAGAAGCATCGTTTTCCGAATCTCGCATGTATGAAAATATCTTCTTATTATAAATCAATGATCGGTCGGGGGGGGGGG